GGCATCTTGCACGCGACCAGTTTGACGTGCGCGCTGTAGCGCTTGTGATTGCTCTGACGACGGCTTAGGCTGTGATCCACGAGAACCAGCTTTGAGTGTTTTGGCCTTCTGCGTCCGCGGCTTTTTCTTCGCCTCGGTTGCGCGTGTCTGGCCTTTATCATACAACATCGCTTTCCTCGCTAACTTCACAAGCGTAGCATTCTGCAGGCCGTTGACATCCTGTTCTGTGAAACCTTCGCCAAGAAGGAAAGCACGAATGTCTTTTGCCTCTTTTGACGCGACTTTAGTGTCACGCCATTCAGGAATGATCTCTGGCAGAACTTGACGCTGTTGCTCAAAGTATTGAGCCTGCATCTGCTCCATGCGTTGCTGCTCCAATTGAGCCATACGCTGACGTTCAGCTTGGACTGCCTCAAGTTGAGCTGCACGCTCTTCTTGCTGCTTTCTCCACTGACGCTCTGCCTTCGCTGCCATCGTGGGGTCTGTATCATACAGTGTATCCCAGTCGGGCTCCTGTTCAGCCGGTTGCATCAAACGCTCCTGCAGCGCAGGTAACATTTGTGCGTATTGAGCACGTTCACGTTGCATCTCTTCGTTCTGACTTTCCACCTGACGGCGAATCTCTGCCAGCTCTTGAGTTTTACGTGTATAATCTCGTTGCCTTAGTCGATCGCGTTTTAGCTCTTCGACGGTAATCTCTTCTCCATCTACCTCGACCTTTGCCGAAAGTATGTCGAAAGATGCGTCGTCAAACTCCTCCGCTTCTTCTGTAGCTTCGAAATCGCCTTTGCCCTCTGAAGCGTACTCTTGTTCGTACTCTTCTTCGTGCTCTGGCATTTCGGCTTCCGCCTCGACGGCTTCTGCCTCAAGCGCCTCAGTGGCTGTCGCGGTATCCTCTTGGGGCGCAATCAAGTCTCTGATGGCATTTCCCTAGTGGGGTGTTGGCTTCTGACATTGCTATAACTCCATATTATGCGATCATTTTGTCTTTTTTTCAATAGTCGCATTATCTTCCATTGCACGCAGCTTTTGACGGAACGCCTGAACGCCGCGCAGTTTCATATAGATGTCCTCTCGAACATCCTTATCGCCGGTGTTCGTTGCCTTAAACTCCTCCCAGCAATCCTGCTCTGTCTCATCCAAAAACCGGATAAGGTCAGTGTCACGAAGAAGACGGGCAGCTTCTTGCCCGTCGTCTATGATTTGTTGTTTAGTCTTCACCATCTATTCCACTCTTGATGATTTCAGATTGAGCCTTCATCACTTCACGATTGATGGCCAGCTCAGATCGGATTTTTTCCACATTAAGCTGCGTGCCGTACTTTGCCTGAAGCTCCTGCGCCTTGACGTACAATTCCGCGTCTAGCTCGTCACGCTGACGGTCATCATTCATGACCATTTTCTGACGCTCCAACTCTAGCTCCGCAGCCTTTTTCTGGATGTCAGCTTCAATTTGCTGGATTTGTACTTGGATCAACTGTTCATTGATGTCTGGCTTGTCATCTGGTGGCGGTGGTGTGAATTGCGCCGGATCAGACCAGAACTGTGACGCGTCCTTGAATCCAGCAAGCTCGGTCATCGACTTCATAGTGTTGGCCAGTTTATTCATATCCGTAAGCGGATTAACTGGACCCATTGTCGACATCGCTTCTTTCTGCATCTCACCGATCTGACGTAGCATCATCATACGCTCTGCGTCAGTTCCTCGACCCAAGGCTACGTTGATGGAAACATCCATATTCGCATTCCACACTGCAGGATCGATCGGCACAAACTCGTTTGACAAACGGACCATCCGCGGGCGATCCTGATGCTTTGTGATTAGTTGCAGCACGATTTTGTAAAGCTGCTTCATGCCTGTCTCAGCGAAAATACGCGCGATAATCTCAATGTGTTGCTGTGCTGCGCTGATAGTCGCGTTTACCGCTGATGCGGTAGATGACTGCAGCGCACCCGCATCCAAGCCTGCAGATGCCTTTGAAATGCCTGTGCGAGCCTCTTTGATCTCATCCATATATCTCAGCACTGGAAACGCTTGCTGTCCGACAAATGGCATGGACAGCGGCTGCACCTGACCGGCAGAGCGCTGTCGGATAATAGCGCCAACCTCAGTATTCATCACGTCTTCCAGATTAACCATGCCCTCGGTCACAGCGATGCGTGGATGGATAGACATGGACAAGCTATCCAGCGTGTTGCGCATGATAGATGACTTGATGCGCTGAATATCCATCACATTGTCAGCGATAGACATGCCAAAGAAATCATGCGCCTCTGGGTCTGGGCAGAATACGGCAAACGGCACCATGTCGATTGGCTCGTTCATGAGGATCGTATGTCCGTCACCGCCGGTGCAAATCTTGCGCAGCTCCGCGATACCGTCGCCGTCGTAATCAACTCTGATATAGTTTTCGACGTACAGCACCTTTTTCATAGCTGGATCGCTGCGCTCGTTCATCTCGTTCGCGAGTGCGCGGTTACGCGTGCTGCGCTCAATGTTTGTTTCCATGTCATCATAGGCCGCCCCTAACGCTGACACTTCATCATAATCGTAGCCCATCGCCACTAAGTCAGACACAGTCATGATGCGACGGTGCGCGACGTAGTCGGCCTCTTCCAAAGATTTAGCTTCACGGCTAATTAGGAATTCTTCCGGCGGCACGGCCTCCAACTTCACGCGTCCGTCTGGGTGCGTGTAGGTTACGCGTGCTGCGTGGACCGCAGGAGGCGGGATGATCTGGCCAGACATAGGATCGATCTGTGGCTCTCCAACCATCTCGGATTGCACGATCTCAACGTCAGCGCTTGGGTCCGCCATAAGAGAGTTTAGCGCGTTGTCGTCGATGCCAGTAAAATCATGCGTTTCAAATTTTGTCTGGTCGTCCCAGTAGCACTTCAAAACCCCAGCCTTACGGATGAGCGCGTCCTTAAACGCGGCGTGCATATGCATAAATCCGTTATTGTCGCGATTGATGATGTAGTTGGCGTAATCTGTCGCCTGCTTCGCTGCCGCAACATCCTCTGGACCCTGCGGCACATATTCGACTGTACGCTCGGTGCTGTTGAAGATGCGCATAAGCGACGGCATGATCGCCTGTACGGTATCCCGTACGTCCATGCTGACAACTGAGCTGCGCCCTTCCTCTTCATCTCCAAACGGCTCGCCGCGGTAGTATTGCGTCGCTGTCGCACGTACTGGAGATATCCAGTTGTCGATATAATCTTGCGCGTCTTCGATCTCTTTGCCAACGATACCCTGCAGCTCGTCGTCATCCATTTGGTTTGGATTTAGCTCGGCCTGCAGAGCAAGCGCCATTTCATTTGTTTCGTAGTCCATGCTTATTCCTACTGATTGAACTTGCGCCAGTATTCGTTGTACAGACCGATTTCATCGATCATTTGCTGGTCGGCTGGTTGAATTAAACTTGTGTGGCCCATCATGAACGAGCGCTGATCTCCTGATGGCGCAGTGTACTTGAATCCATCTGTGTACCCTCTGCGCGCGTTCATCCAATCTCTAAATGTTATCGCCGCAGGGATTTGCACTTCTAAGCTACCGTCATATTCACCCAAGATACCTCTTGGATATATAGGGTGCTTAGAATCCGCTTGAACGCCTGTGCCTAAAATTGGCTTCCCAATGTTGAGGCCAGTATCAAACGGGTTAGCGAATAATAAATCTGGGTCGGTTAGAGCGATGCGACCTTCACCCATAGGGATACCGGCGTCGCGGAACTCTTTGCTATCAATAGCTTGCCAAACTGCCCTACGATTTGATCCGTTTAATGCGTCGAAGTCGGCCTCTACGCCATCCAACAAGCTAACCATATTACGACGGCTATTCCCGCCGCTAACAAGGTTTTCCAGTGAAAAATCCTGATCGGTAAAGTCTTTAGACGCCACCAACTTTTGGGCAAGAATATCGCGCAAGCGCGGATCGATATCTACATTCCTGATGTAGTCTCGCATCATTTCGTCAGTCGCAAAGTCAGACGCCTGACCACCCATTGTTCCGTAAACAAGGCGCGGGTTTCCGGCTTGGCCTGCGCGCTCTAAAGTTTGCACAAGCGAATTTACAACCTTATCATCTGACGCCCAAATGCGATCGTTAATCCCATCGCGGATATAGCCAGACCCGCCATATTTGGAAACTGGATTATCAAGCATTTGGCCAGAGAACCCAAGAATATCGGTATCCGCAACCATGCGATCACCGAATGCAGGCACTAACATATCGCCAACTTTGATCTGTGTATTCCTGCGGGCATTTGCCTCGTTACGCTTACGCGTCACAGTCTTTTGTTCTTCAAGTGCCGTATTCATACGCACGTTAGATGCTGGGTGATTATGCGTCAGACCGGTTTTACGGTCAGGCTTAATATTGTTTATGCGATTGCCAAACTTATCAAACTGCGATGCCATAGCTTCAAGAGCTTCAGGATAAGCTCGACCCTTTTCGTCTCGCAAACCAATATTGGATTCTAGTTTTGCTATCAGACTTGGCTCATAGCCACGCACAGGAACGCGATCCACGCCAGCAATCTTATTTTCTTTTTTAGCTGCAGCGCTCAAGCTCTGAGCCTCACCGCCACGCTGTAGCACTTCACCAACGCCCTCTAGATCACCTTGCGCGACAGCTCGGATAAGCCCACGCGCGTCAGCTCCAACAGCATTATCGGCCGCGCGTATCGCTGACGTTGTACCCTTAACCGCTGGCACCACAGATGCGACGTTCGTGATGTCCGCAAGAAACGCCTCGTTCGCGTCTCGGATTTGTTCGTAGCTGGCGTCTTTTAAATCAACGCCCTCTGGCAAGTACGCAGCGGCTCCACCAGACGCACTTTTAGCAGATGACGCAATACCTGTCGCGGTATCCTTAATGGCCCCTATGGGGTCTTTTACGGTGCCTACGATGCTATCCAGCATACCGCCGCCAATCGCCTTCGCAGTCCCCAACGGGTCTTCACGCAAGGCGCGGCCTAAAAGCTCGCCAGTTGTGTCATATTCGTCATCGAAGCCAATAATATTATCGAGTAGAGAGTAGCCAAGATTGCCTGCGCCTCTGATGTACTGATTGACGTCAACCATTATTCACCCCGTCGCTTTTCCATAAAATATCGCAATAGGCCGTCCATCATCCCAACATTTGAAGCGCCACCAAGTGGATCAAGAATCCCATAAGCCGCTTTTCCGCCGGCCGCAACTTTTCCTAGCAGGCCGTCAGCTTTACGGTAATCCTGCAACAATTCGTCAAATTCATCTTGGCCGGCTTCATAGCTGCTCTCGTAGTCACCTCCGACAGTGGCGCCAACGCGTGGGCCATGCTTGCGCATCATCTGGACCATGTAGTTGCGCTCTGGCGTACCCTCTTCGGTCTGCTCTAACGCACGCAGCGCACGCAAGATTGTTTTGTCGCTGTACATTGGACCTTCGACGTCGTCTTCACGCGGACGTGATGCGTTGTATTCGTCTTCGGTCAAGTCAACGTATAACTTACGTAAAAACGGGTCCATCACCACTTCACCTTGTTTGCCCAGTACGCCGCAGACATCTTGCCCTTAGCAATGTTTTTCGCGTGGCGCGCCTTGAACGACTTGCTACGCGCCGTAGTCTTTTTGTCGCCGGACACTCCTTGCTGGCCAAACCTAATCGTTTTGACTTTATCGCCTTCTTTCGCGACGACAACGTGCGATTTCGTCGGGTGCTTTGGCGTGCGTTTCGGCTTGTTATATCCAGATACGCCGACACGAGATAACCTAGCATCTTTTTTCTTTTCCGGCATTAGAACATTTCCGTTACAGTTATTTCAACGCTGCCATGCCCGTGCGCGTCGATCGCGGCGAGCTTCCATCCGCCTTTTACTTTAAAATACTCAACGCTTCCCGCAGATATCGATGGGCTGTCGCTCTCCGCCGCAGTCGGATTTGAACCGATGCTAAAGTGGCAATGATCGCCAGTGACAGACACGCGGATAATACGCGTGTCACTGGCAAACGCCGGTGTCTGCGTCGACACTGTCGGATTGTCTAAAACATGCGTTGTCCCCAAGCCAAATATAGGAAAGTGCCACCCGTTGCTGCCTATCACGCCTACCGCCATTAGAATATTACCTTTCCAGTAAGAATATCGACATACTTCCCATTGGGCATTCTTCGAATATTAGATGTGCCCTCACGCATTCCAAACGCGCCGCTGGGGTCGTAGAAATTAGCGTTAGAGAGTGGCGGCGTCTGCCCCCTTTCCGCCATATCTATCGAAGACTGCACCGTGTCTAAGAAATCTTTGTTTTGCGCGAATTCTTGAGCCGCAGTCGTTGCCGGACTAACTTGAGAAAAGTCAGGCTCGATGTAATCGGTCGCGGGGTCATACGTGTCAACTCCCGACATATTCTCGATAAACGTCGTTTCATCCTGCCCATTATTTGTTGGAAAGCTGACGCCATAATCAGGCGTCGGTGCGACTGCGTCTGGACGCGCCGCGCCTTCGTCACCGCGATTAAACAAGTTGCTCATGCCTTTCGAAAACAGGCCAAGTAAACCAAATTGCGGCAGATCGATCGGACCATCCAAATCCAGAGGGCCAACTGCATAAGGTCTAGGGCTTGGGTCGCTTTCTGGTGAAGAGATTAAACGCTGCAAGATTGAGCGTTCATCAGCAACAGCTTGCGGATTGTAGCCCTCACCACCTGTACGATCTAGGAAACGACGCGCGCCAGCACTAGAGCTGCGGGCGTCATCGCCAATGTAGCTGGAGTGGCTCCGATTGCGTGCTTGCGCCAAAAACATAGCATTGCCCGCATCACCACGATCTGCCGCTGCCTCACTTGCAGCGATCGTGCGTGCAGTCCGCGCGTCGTAATCCTCGGTGCGCTCTTCTAGGCCAAGGCCCATCCTTAAATCGTCAAGAATACCCATTTACGATTGCACTTTCTTTTCCCATTCAAAACACTTCACTTGCATGATGTTGTACGTCGGATAACGCGTCTGCAGCGATATAACGCCGTTCTGCATAAAATCCGCGATGCATTCGCTCTCAGATTGGAAGGAGGGGCCACCAACAGCGAAACAGTAATTCTGCGCGCACAAGAGAACAAACGCCGTAAACATCACATCACTTCTTACCCTTTTTCTTTTTCGCGGTCTTGGCGGCTGCCTTGAACGCTTTTGCAGTCGGAGCGCCTTTCGATCCGGCTTTGCGCATTTTTTCGCCAGAACCTGCGGCGATGCGTTTACGCTTGGCGTGGATATTTGCGTAAAGACCCTTTTTAGGCATACCGATCTCCTTTTAACGGCTTGCACACATAATACAGGAAAATCGTTGTAAATAAACCCCGCGCGTGGGAGGTCGCGCGGATGATCGTAGAAATTATGAAAGCCGGCAAAAACTGGATCGCTGTCGAAAGCCACAGCGGAATGCAGATGGTTGTGTGCAGAGCAAAAACTAAAAAAGCTCTAATCGAAGCACTTAATCAAATCTAATTAACGGGGCTTCGGCCCCACGAACTAAGAGTGGAAAAATAAAATGGACAACTTTAACGGAAAAAAAATCGAAGTAGACGGAGACGTCTGGACGGTGGTCGCAACTGGAACGCAGGTAGCTGGCAACACTTATTGTCACCTCGCCAGCACAACGCGCTTTCGCACGCAAAAAAATGGCGCGACGCCGATCCAAAGAGGCGACTGGATCGACACGGCCAAACTAGAGTCGGCAGAATAACATGACATTCTTCTACGCACTCGTCATCAACTACGCGCTGCAGGGAACGCCCCTGCAGACGCAAATGTACTTCGAAAGCTCCAAGGCATGCACAGATGCTTTGCGCGCTGCAGAAGCCCTCTCAGACGCCCTGTCGGCCGACCTAATGTGTGTCAACACCGGCAAGCTGTCTGGATCAATCAGGCCAAAGCTGCGGCCGGAAGACTAACACCATGGGCGCCTAAAAGCGCCCACCGTAAGCCATGAGTGCGGAGACGGGTTTTCGGGTTTTTCGTTTTCCCCGTCAACCATGGCAGCGTGAGCCGGTGGCAATCTCCTCTGGTGATCACGTCAAGGGGCACGAGTTGGGCAACTCGTGCCCCTTTTTACGTCTAAACCACTCCACGAATCCCACGCTTCAACGGCTTAGACCACGACCCACTAGACGACATACCATACGCCATCGTCGTGTGATCATTCGCCAACGCCAAGCACACAGCATCCGCGCGGTCAGGCGAATTGACGCCGCGCTTCTTCATCGCCTCCTTGCTCTCAACCTGCATCTTGCCAGACGACGTAAAGTGATATCTCGGCGCCGCCAAATCCGCATACAACGCGTCATCACGCGGCAACTTAACGTCCATACCCTCTAACCAGCCCTTCGCCTTAAACCACAGCTCAGCGCGCAAGTTAATATACGTCTCCTTCTGCGACGAACGCTCAGACACATTCAATCCACGCGCCGGCAAATCCAACTCGCGCAAGCGATCGAGAACACCCGCGCCAAAGCCATTGCTGTCCACAATGATCTCAACAGGCCGCTTGGACGGCGGCAAAGCGTCATATTCCGCCTTCACAGCGCCCGTAAGCTGCATCAGGTCTAGGTTACGCCATACCGTGAGCGGATGGATCACTGGACCCTGTCGCTTACACAGCACGCTGCTATCGTTACCCTGACGCGCAACGTCCAAACCCCAAACGGCCGGCGTGTCCTCGTCAATCTTAATATCGTTCGCCATCGCATGCTCGATCAACGAAACAGGGATCACCGTGTCCTCTTCAGACGGCGGGAAATTACCCAAAACGCGAACATGGTACGCCGGACTATCCTCGCCGTAACGCTTCATCATATCCGCCACAAAATCGTCACTAACACGCGGGCTATCAACGCAGCTCACATGCATCGTGCGCCAGTCCTCACGTAAACGATTATGCGTGTCGTAAAAGAAGCCAGTATTCCGCGTCGGGTTACCCGTCAACACAGTCGTCGCACTGTGCCCAGACATCGACCCAGACGCGGCCTCAAACACCGCATTCGGTACACCGCTGGCCTCGTCCGCAATGAGCAAAACGTTCTCACTGTGGACACCCGCAAGCGCCTCCGGCTGCTCCGCACGCGACGTCCTGCACGAAATAAACGTGCTCTCCGGCTGGCTCTTCAATTCAATACGATCAGACTTCAGCTCCAGCAAATCGTTAAACGGGGGGCGCAGGCGCTTGGCAACATTTTTCATCTCAGCAAAGCAGGCGTCGAAAAGCTGGGATGACGTGGGGGCGGTCACAACGGTCTTACTCGGCACGCGCATCAAAACGTGCCAAATTGCAGCCATCGCAACCGCAGTCGACTTCCCAACGCCGTGGCCAGAACGAACGGATATGCGCCGTGCGTCAGGGTCAGCGATCGACCGCAAAAGCTCACACTGCCAAACGTCCGGCTCGACACCGATAACCTCGCGCGCAAACGCGACAGGGTCATTGCGATAACGACGCATCAACGTGACGAACGGGTTATCTTGTAATTTTTTTTGAGCGGTCATGTTAACACCTGTTTACGTAGTGGGGGTGGGGGTGCGTGGGGAGGTCATTGCATTTGCACCCCCGTTGATTCGCGCGAGGGGGGGTCATTTGCGTTTTGCGCATAGCTCGCTCCGATAATGTCGATTATGTTAAATTCCATTTCTTGCATGCGGTATATAAACAAGGCGTTTGCGCGCCGCAACGCTGCAGCGAGCCATGCAAAAAACGCAATGGCACAAGATGTAGTGTCAAGCGATTGTAATTGAACGCTCGTTCTGTTATTCGCGCGCACGCGTGCACGATTGTTTACCGCTGTGTGTTTCCGCGGTTCACTCATCCTCGTCCACCTCTACCGCGTCACCCTCGATCACGTCACCAAGCAACTGCGCTGCCTGCGCGTGCAAGTCGTTCACGCTAATGTTGATTGCCACGTCACGCTGTCTCGTGTCGTACTGTGCGTTCAGCTTTGACGCCATCCACTTGTCCGTATCCACTTGCAAGCGTGCAACGTTCACCATTGACGGATCGGTGCTTTGTGCTGTGTCGACCGCACGTTCCGCAAAAAAGTGTCCAGCTTCTAATTGTGCAGCCTGATACCGCTCACGCCTTCCATCTTTAGCATCGAGCCAACGTGACCACAGTTTAAATCCGAAGTTACGTTCACGCATCAAATTGCGCAGGCTCTTGCCCTGCGCGATCTGCTCAAACAACTCGTCCTCGCCTACCTCTTCCAAGGCTGCGAGCTTTGCTTTTGCTACGTTACTTATTCCCATCTGTCATCATCTCCCCTGCCAGTGCAGCGTATCCACAAATGTCGACCCACGTATCAGCCTTGTCCGGCGATGTCTGTGACCGCGACATCTTTAGCAACATCATCATGTTTGCCACGTCCATTGGCGACACAGCCACGTCAAGGTACGCAGTCCAGAGCCGCGATATACTCTTGAAGCTATCCGCGGCGTCACCGTAATCCTCTTGCCTGTCTCCGCTGATCAATGTCTTTGCGATGTCTAGTATCTCGTCTCTCGTTACCATGGTATCTCATCTCCACCTAAATCCCAATTGATGCGATCGTCACCGTCACGCACCATGCGCGTTACCTTCGCATTCGGAAACGTGTTAAACGCATTGTTCAAGAAAGTCTCCGTCCAGTCAAATCTGATGATGCGTGCAGCGTCTTCGAAGCTGTACACGATCCAGCTTGGATACTTCTTCCGCAGATCCGCTGCCCCGTG